CCAGAAGGTAGAGACGACCCAGAAATAAAACGACTGGAATCACTATCCAGTGATGATTTTTTTATGGAACGTATCGCTGGTAAGCCAAGTCCTCCCAGGGGATTGGTATTTCCAGAGTTCAGGCCAGATAAACACGTCAAAGATGTGGAATACGATAAAGGAACTCCAGTACATTTATGGATGGATCCAGGTTATGCAGGAGCATATGCAGTAATTGCGGTGCAGATTGTCGGAGAACAGCTACGAATTATTGACGAAATCTACGAACAAGCCTTAATTACTGACGAAATTATTGATATTGCTACAGCAAAACCATGGTGGGGTGATGTACAATTCGGCGTGATTGACATAGCAGGAAACCAACATCAGGCAATGGCTGCACCTGCAGAGCTGTGGCTAGACAAAGCTGGCCTGTTTATGTCCAGTCAGAAGATAAAAATTAATGAAGGCACTGAAAGATTGAAGTCGTGGCTTAAAATGGACCCTACTACCCACGAAGCAAAAGTGGTTATACACCCAAAATGCCAAGGAATATTGTCAGAGTTCGGAGCTTCACCTAATCCATTTGACGGACAATCAAAAGCATACAGGTGGAAAACCGACAGAGAAGGAAACATTGTAGGAGAAGTGCCAGAAGATAAGTATAATCATAGTGTTAAAGCATTAATTTATGGACTTGTCGATAGATTTGGCTATGGATTTGTTCAAAACCAAAGTAAAATTCGTGTAAAAAGGTGGGCATAAATGGTACGAAGAAAACCAGAAGATATAGTGAGATTAGTGGATTCTCACTATACAGCAACAGAACCACTAAGACAAAGGATGCAAGATGACCATTCTTTGTACAGATTAGATCCATATGATGCTGGCGAAGGATACCAGTCATATACATCTAATGAACCTCATAACTACGCACAAAAAGTCATCGGCTGGATAGCTGGTGCAGAAATGACCGTCCGTATTCCTCACGATCAAGCAGATCCTGAACTACGAGAACGAAATGATTTAAAAGAACGATTTTTGATTGGTATTACAAAATCGGCCGATGAACGATTGTGCAGAATGATGATGCCTACTATCCGAGACCAACTAGCTTGGTACGCTTCATTGCGTGGCTGGTATGCTGGCCGAGCAATTCTTGCAAAAAACAAAGACGGAACTACCTATGTAGATATAACTCCATGGGATCCAATGCACACATACTGGAGTGTTGGATCAGATGGTTTGGAATGGGCCTGCTATAAAGTGCCAAAAACCAGAGATCAAATACTTTCACAGTACGGCGTAGAGATAGACTGGGATACCCAGTATACCGCTGATGGAATCGATGTCTATGATTTCTACGACAAAGAAATGAACACCATTATTATCCACTCTGGAGATACAGAAAATCCTATGATAAGGGTAATAAAGAAACAAACAAAACACGGAGCCGATCAGGTTCCAGTATTTTTAGGGCCAATCGGCTCTAATCCCTACATCGTAGCTTTGACCAACACCAACATGGATGACACGATAGCCGATGTGGGAGAAGCGGTTTTTAGTTCTACCAGAGAACTGTACGACAAACATAATCTTATGATGTCGACAATGTTAGAACTAACAGCAAGATCCAGACGACAAGGATTAATCGTCAGATCTCGTGACGGTTCTAAAACCCTTGATGAAGATCCATACTTAGAAGGTTCAGAGATTGCATTATCTCAGAATGAAAATGTTGAACCACTAGGATTACTAGAAGTTGCAAAAGAAACTGGAGCCTTTATGTCTTTGGTTTCTGGAGAAATGCAGCGTGGTGCAATCCCTTATTCCGTATATGGAGATGTACCATTCCAGCTATCAGGATTTGCTATTAATACGTTAAGGCAAGGTGTTGAAACCGTAGTCAGTAAATACCTGAGAGGTGTAGAGAAAGCATACGAAATGATATTTAATTTAATATCCGATCAGTATGCTACAGGATCTTTCCAATCATTAGAACTATCAGGTATGGACAGAAACCGAACATACTTCACAGAAACTATAGAACCAAATATGTTAAAAGGTACTGGATCACCAGTCGTAAATCTTGTCGGACAACTCCCACAAGACGACATGACCAAATACTCAATGGCACAGATCGCAAGGGAAGGACCAACTCCGCTCTTGTCAGATCGAGCAATTCGAGATAGAATCTTGGCAATACAGGATGCAGATCAGATGGACGATTCCATCAAGGAACAAATGGCTGAAAGGATGCTGCCAGAAGCCGCTCTATGGACTTTATTGAGGGCAGCCGAACGTCAAGGTCGTGAAGACCTCGTTAATTTTTACTTAGGAGAATTAATGAATGTGATTATGCAGAAACGACAAGCAGCCGAAGCATTACAACAACAAATGGCAGGACCACAAGGCCCTCCCCCAGGTACAGAAGGTCCAATGGGACCAGGTGGTCCACCAATGCCAATGGGGCCAGAAGGTCCTCCAACATTAGATCCACGAGTCATGCCTAATGCAATGATGGGAGTTCCACCACCCACACCAAATCCACAAGCAGGTCCGTTAGTTCCACCAGGAACTCCAAGACCTGGTGCACAGGGAGGTATGTAAATGCCAGAAAAGTATTTAGACATGATACCCAGAATGGCCGCAAGGACATGGACAGGTGCACCAGCTGAAGTATTTTATAATATGTATGAAGACGGCGAAGATTTTACTTCTTCCATGACTCAGCACATTCAATCACGGTTTGGTGAATATGATGATCCGTTAGAATTTGACGATATGGAATTATACAATATTGATGAATTTGCAGTGGAAAAAGCTGCCTATCAACAACAATTTGATTTTCCAGTAGCAGGAACTCCATGGGGAGCTCCGTTATCACCAGAAGAACTAGACCAAGTATCTACAGATTACCCTGGAGTAATACCAGGTTTTGATATTAATTCCGATGAAGAAATATTAAAAGAAGTTTACGATTTATCTGACAGTGCAGAATTTAACAAAGCCGCTGCAAAAATAGATGAAAGAATTGAAACTGAAGGTTTGATAGGTAATGAGCCTGAAATATATTCAAACCTTGGAGATTCTTTAGCAAATGAACAACAAACTGGAAACTTAGGAAGATATAATCCTATGAACGTTTCTCCATATTTAGGATATGAAGCAATTAAAGGCATAGGTGAAGAATTACCTGGTGCTTGGGACAACATTAAAAATTGGGGAAGCAATGTGTGGGACGCATGGACAGATGCAAACATAACATCAGCTACAGGTCAACTAGAAACAGCTTTTGGATTAGCAGATGCAATAAGCGGTATAAACGTAGGAGCCGAAATAGGCCCAACCGGAACTTTTATTCCAAAATTTGATTATGAGCAAGATACAAGTGGAACAGATATGCTTAACGAAACTTTAGCAGTAGTTCAATTAAACGAAATTGAATCAACAGAATCACCTGCACAAATGGCACAGTATTTAGCTGACGGAAATAATTACAAACCAAACATTGATGGTTTGGTTGAACTAGATGAAAATATTGTTAACATATGGTTAGAAAAATTTAAAGCCAACAATCCAGACGATCCTAGAAACATTATGTATACAGACGCTGTTGCTTCTGGTGTAAGAGCTGCAGCTGAAGAACCAATTATTTCCGATATTGATTTTGCGACATTTGGCCCAGAAGGGCAAAGATTACCTACTACACGAGTACGCCCTACATATGATGAAGTTGATTACGCTGGATTAGAAGATGATGATTTGTTTCAATTTCTTAATGAACAAGCAGTCGAACAAGCAAAAGATAATATTTTCACAGATGATCTTCCAGGAGCAGATCCCATTGGTGTTCCATTAGATTCACGAGGTAGTGATTACGAGAAATTTCAAAAAATATACGAAGAAGATAAACAAAAACAAGGCTTGCTTGACTTTGGAACTGGCACTACTGTTACTGATCCTACAGGCACAACAGGAACAACAGGAACAACAGAACTTTCTCAAAGAGATTTAGAAGATGCTCCATTGTCTTTTCAAGATAGGTTTGGTAGAGAATTTAACAGAAGACCAGGAACCAGCGGATTTGAAATGCAAAGAAGAAGGGGTGCTTTATTTGATGAAGCAGAAATGTTGTACTACTTAACAGAA